GCTGGGTTCGAACCCCAGATGCAGAGCCAAAATTTAATGCCCTTCTAGCTCAGTTGGTAGAGCAGCACATTAGTAATGTGAAGGTCACGTGTTCGAATCATGTGAGGGGCACCAAAAATATGTATAAAATTGTAGAAAATTTATTAACTGAAGAACAGCAAAATCTTTTAGAGGCATCTGTTCTTAATGCTAACACTCAGTGGATATTTAATAGGTTCTCAGCCTACACGAGTAATGCATATAATGTTAGCGACGAAGCTAAGAGAAATATAAGTTCGTTTCGCCACCCTGTTTATCAAAATGGTAAAATGTTGGATCGTGAAATGTATGATGTGTTTAAGATAGTCCCAGAAAAGTTAGGTGCTACTAGGATACACAATATGATATGTCAACTACAGTTAGTTACTGCAGGTGTTAATCCTCCGATTAAACATGTAGATTTACCAAACTTTCCGACTCCATACTACAGTGCTGTTTATTATATAAACGAAAGTGATGGACCAACAGTTCTGTATAATCCAGATGGTAGTGAGTTGGTTAGATCAGAACATAAACGTGGTAATGTTATCGTGTTTGATGGTAACCTTCAGCACCATGGATCCAAACCAACCACTGATATTAGGTGTATAATGAATTTTTGTTTCGAGTGATATGGCAAAGAAATATCTAAAATATTTTGTTACTAGAGAAGACCAAAAGTTAACTGATGGTTTTGTAGATTACATGGTAAACTTTCCAGAGCATAAGCATCTGTTTAATACCATGTCTGTTCACACATGGCATCTATACGAGATGATTCAAGATGCGTTCTACTGTAACTGGCCAAATACCAACTTCAAAAAATACTTCGTGAGCGCAGAACCAGTTTTGATTCACAGTAATACAAGAGTGACTGATAGTCGTGACCATGAATACTTTGGTGTGTTGTTTGCAAATCCGAATGTAAATAAACTATCTTTCTCAGTAGATGGCCAGACTCAAGAGATCGAGTTGAATGATCCAACTATTCTAATATCTCCGCACCATAAAGAAGAATTTACTGTCACTTGTGATGGGCAACCACTTCTTATGATTCTTATTAGAATACATTCTTCATTGCGTGAAGAAGAAAATTGGATACCATTCTAATGGCTCATGAGTTAGACATAGAACATATAGCGTCAAGAATATCTGATGGTGATAGCATTTCGCTTGGTGTTGATTCTATAATTGTAGATAACAAAGTAGTTTATAACCTTTCTGTTGTTGTGAGAGTTCAGAAAACTAAAGTTGCTTTAATTTGGACTAAAGATATCGAAGATGATATCACTGATGAGTTATACAGAGATATGTACGAGTTGAACTTACTATCATCTTTGTATAAAAATCTGTACTACTGCATCAAACAAAATGATGTTTCGTTCTCTGTTAAGATACACAAGAATTGGTTCAATCGATTTAAGTATGAACCAAGAAACACAAAACTTAAGATAGATAAATTATGATAACAGACATCAAAGTTCTTGATAATTTTTACACACAACCAGATTATATACTTGGATTGGTTAACGAATTTCCTATTTCTGGTTGTGGTACTGGAAACAGAAGTATTAGTCTAGAGATGATGAGTAAGCCTACATTTGATGGAGTAAAGAATGCTCTTTGTTCTATCCATGGTGTTGATCCTAATAAGATTAAACTGACTACCTTCTTTATGGAACATCAGTACAACGATGTAGACGAACTGTTTAATGTTTCGACTACTCATATGGACGGTAAGAATCCAGATGTTTGCAGAGCAACAGTTGAAGAATACAGAATGGCGTTTTGTGGGCAAATTTTACTCACACCAAACCCAGATCCAGAATCTGGAGTAACAATACATAGATTCAAAGATCATATTGATTGGGATGAACAAGAAATTGTCAAACGATGTATTGACGAATATACAATTCCAGGTGAGTTGTATCGTGCAGGTAAGATAGACTTACAAGAATTTAAGCGTATGCGTAAAGAACACGACGACAACTTCGACTTGACATGTGAAGTAAAGAACGTGTATAATAGAATGGTGTCGTGGAAGGGTGGTACTCTTCATGGACAACGAATAACTAAATCTGTACCAAAGAAACTCAATCAGTATTTCTTTGCTGAGTGGTTATAGGAGTAAGTATGAGTGATGGTGGTAAAGGCGACAAACGTCGCCCAGAAGATAAAGATAAATGGGACAACGGATACGATGCTATCTGGGGTAACAAAAACAAACAGAATTCCGAGGCAGAAGAAAAGCTGACTCGAAATAATGATGAGACCCAAGAGGTCTTACAAAACATGAGTCGGTAGTTCCAATTGGCAGAACGATGGTCTCCAAAACCATATGTTGGGGGTTCGAATCCCTCTCGGCTCGCCAAATATTGCGGGATTAGTTTAATGGTAAAACTACAGATTTCCAATCTGTTGTTGAGAGTTCGATTCTCTCATCCCGCTCCAATTTTTTTAATGAGGTGAAAGAGGTGTAATATGCGTAAAATCGATATCGATGAAGTTAAAGCATTCATCGAGGCTCAAAGTCCAGAAACTAAAATCTACATCGGTGGAGATTCTGAACGATTTAATATTGGTAAAGACTGGTATGCAGATTACACACTTGCTGTTGTTGTTCACATTGATGGTAAACACGGCTGCAAGATTTTCGGTGAAGTACAACGTGAACGTGACTACGATCAAAAGAAGAATCGTCCACGTATGCGTTTGATGAATGAAGTTTATAAAATTGCTGAATTGTATCAAAAGCTACATGACGTTTTGGAAGACAGAGAAGTGGAAGTCCACTTAGACATCAACCCAAACGAAATGCATGGTAGTTCTTGCGTAATCAACGAAGCAACTGGCTACATCCGTGGTATGTGCAACGTGATTCCTTTGGTTAAGCCAAACGCATTCGCTGCATCTTACTGCGCTGATAGAATGAAACACATCTTGTCTAATCGCAAAGCAGCATAAAGTGCTTGACTTGCAAGACTAGATGATGTATAATTTAGTTTGAATTGGGATGATTGCAGCATATTAAACAATACTGCCTAAAGAGTAGTTTCAACAGGAGGAAACGTCGTAAGGCGTCATAACTGAAACTAGGCTGGAAAGACTATTGCATGCTCTTATGCCTTGGAACCCCTATTAGGAGTTCGATAGTTACACCCGAATGTGTACCAAGTTGCCTGAACTTGTCAGGCTATACCAGTGAACTGGACGATTCTCGTGGGGCTAAGCCGAAAGGAACACGATGGTTTAAGTAACCAAAATTATTTACCCGTTCATCCCGTTATTTTTGTTGACTTTATTGTATGTGTGAAGTATAATAGAGTTTCGTTAGGTTAGGTTCAGCAAACAATTCTTAGGATCTCGTATCCACTAAGGACTGACGATGGATACGCTGAGAGTTCGCTCTCTCCCCCACCGTCTAATGAGTTTTCGATTTTCTCATGAAAAACAAAAAAGTAGGAAACTAACCTGTTGTTTTTAGGCAAATCTCGCCTGTTATGTGAAAGAAATTTATATGAACACTTTTGTTAATGCCGTTGTTAATCAAGAAGCACGCACCGAAAATGGTATGCTTGCTCGTAAGTCCACTGCCAATGCTCTTGTAGACCTGTTCTTCAAAGCTGGCGCATCACGTGGCAAGAACATCACCAAAGAATTCACTGCTGCTCTAGTAGAAGATCAAGACCTTGCCTTGCGCTTGGCTTTGTGGCTACGTGACGCACGTGGTGGTGCTGGTGAACGTGAATTGTTTCGTCAAATCATGGTTCAATTAGAAAACACTCGTCCAGATCTAGCTGCAAAGTTGCTGGCGAAAGTGCCAGAAGTTGGTCGTTGGGATGACTTGTTTGTCTTCAAGACTCAACCTCTGAAGGCACAAGCCTACACTATGCTTGGTGACGCTCTGCGTGCGAAGAATGGTCTGGCTGCAAAGTGGACTCCACGTAAAGGTGAGACTGCTCGAGAAATCCGTGAGTTCTTCGGTATGTCACCTAAGTTCTACCGTAAGTCTTTGGTCGAAATGACTAAAGTGGTTGAACAAAGCATGTGTGCCAAAGAATGGGACGAAATCAACTTCTCTCATGTTCCATCTGTTGCTCACGCACGTTACAAAAAGGCTTTTGGACGTAACACTTCAAAGTACGCTGAGTACGTGACTGCGTTGGTAAAGGGTGATGACCCAAAGGTGAAGGTAAATGCTGGTGCAGTATTCCCATACGATGTGTTGAAGGGTGTTATCGGTTCATACCGTAACAAGTTCAGTGCAAACGAATTGGTAGTTGTGCAAAAGCAATGGGAAGCCATGGAAAACTTCATCGGTGACGCTAACGTGTTGCCATTGGTGGACGTTTCTGGTTCAATGTCTTGCCGTGCAGGTGGTGCTGACTCCAAGTCTGTGACTACTTGTATGGACGTTGCGATCTCTCTGGGATTGTACGTTGCCGACAAGAACAAGGGTAAGTTCAAGGATACATTCCTGACTTTCTCTGGCGAACCAGAACTGTTGCACCTGAAGGGTAACATCGTTGAGAAGTGTCAACAAATGTCATCTTCTAACTGGGGTATGAATACTGACTTGGTTAAGGCTATGGACAAGATCCTGTCTACTGCCAAGAATGGTAATGTTCCTCAAGAAGAAATGCCAGAAATGCTTCTGATCATGTCAGACATGCAATTCGATCACTGTGCTCGTTTCGACGACACTGCGATGAAGATGATGTCTCGCAAGTTCGAAGATGCAGGATACGAACTGCCAAAGATCGTGTTCTGGAATCTTAACGCTAAGGACAACGTCCCAGTTAAGTACGACACACGTGGTGTGGCTTTGGTATCTGGGTTCAGCCCAGCTATCATGGTAGCGGTTCTTGGTGGAGACACTGAGCAATTCACTCCAGAAGCCATCATGCTGAAGGCATTGATGAATCCACGTTACGACTTGGCTTAACCTAGTCGCTTAGGGGCGGGCGCATTGTCTGGTGTGCGTAATCACCAGACACTATAATTCAATATACTTTTAGTCAAATAGCAGGCATAGCCAGTCGTGTCAAGACATTTTGAGGTTAGGGTCATGATCTAATCAAGAGAAGTGTAATGGTTACAGAAGGATGACTTCTTCTGGGAGTGTATTGAATTATGGTATCTAACCAGAAGGCTCAAACGTGGAGTGCCTTGCGAAAGCTAAATGTAATCTTGGTCTAGAACAAACTTACAACAACTCTTTGACTGTTATCAGACTAAACAGTCACTATAATAAAACACATTCAATCACAAACGAGATATCTGCAGATTGATCTAAGTGAGCCGCAAATCGCCAGCACCCAAGGTTGAATAGCAGGGGTACTCGTCTAGTAGTTTCGAAAGGAAAAACGAGAAAGCAGAATGTGTTTTATTATGGTAAGTTGGTCTACCTAGGCGCTAGGGCGAGCATGGTGCGATAAACGAGAAACCTAGATTATCTCTACCAACTATCATATAGCAGCACACTGAGCTTGGAAGTCGTACTCCGAGTCGTTTCAGATAAACAAAGTCTAAATTTGTTAGCACGTTTAGAATAATTGGCAGTGTGTTCCTATATGATATAAATACATTTATGAAAACTTATAGCGTACAATCATTCGACGATTTAATCCCAGATGATCTCCGTTGGAGAGTCTGGGATTACATCCAACGACAAACTTTCCATGCAACTCGCAAGGATGTCTCATATCCAGAACCTGGATCTGTAATCTACTACAAACCAATCGACAACAAAAAAGAGTATCTTGACGATACTATACCTTCTATCAATAACCAATACATGCATCGTTGCGTCTTTGGATTACGTGGTGAAGGTCATCCTGTTATCCAAGAGTTGTGGAATGATATCAACTCTAAACTTGGAAACAAATATGTTATTGATGGTGATACAGAAGGAATGGCTGACCCAAAGCTAAGACCTAATGCATATTCTCTTTGCTATGTAAATGCACAACCGAATGAAACTATTAAACGTTCTCATGCAATACATAGAGATACAATTGATTTAAGCAATACCAAACATCATACAATTTTATACATAGCTAATCTTCAGTGGTATCCAACTTGGATGGCAGAGAATGTGTTTTATAGTGATGATGACACAACGGGTGATAATCAACAATTTCAAAGAGGTTATGGGCAATCAAGAGAATTTGGAGTTGGTTATCCATATGCAATAGTATCGCCAGTTGCAGGCAGAGTTATTGTATATGATGGAAGAGCTTTACATACAACAAAGCCTACTGCACCATGGGCAGATCAAATGCGCTATGCTGTAGTTTTCAGAGTTAGAGAAGTATAACGGAACCCCAACATATGAGTATGACAGACAACGGTAAGAAAACCGTCCTTGTTAATAATGGACAAGAAACAATACATGAGTTATGGTCAACACCAATTGGTGTCTCTCGTCCATTCTCTCAGGATTTTATTGAACAATTGAAAGATGACGTGCGTAAGTATGTCCTACCAAGAGCACAAAAGAATAGTGTTGATGTTTGGAGTTTACCTGACTTGCCAGACACTATGTTAGAAGTTCAGAAAAAGAAATTAGAATTAGCTGAGAAGACATTGACTCTGCATTCTGAGATGCCATTACCACCAATGCGCATTGCCAAAGGTTATTTCAGACACATCCACGCCGATGTGGAGTATAGAATCACTCCACATCACCATGGTTCTACTTTAGGTGTTGGTGTATTCTATATTAATCTTAATAATGATAATCCAGGGAACATGGTTTTTATCGATCCACGTGGCGGAGTTAATTATAACAACCAGTTTAGTCCATTCAAACGTCTGCGATTAGAAGAAGGTATGTTGGTTGTGAGTCCAGGTTATTTGATTCACTTTATTGAACCTACTGATTACCACAAGCCAGTTTATCAAGAGCGTATTCTTATTGTGTCAAACATCCACAGAATGTACGAAGATTGGGTTAATGTATTAAAAAATGCAGATAATGAAAAGATGATCAAGAATATGGGTGGCAGCGAAACGTGATTAAGATTATTGATAACTTAATCACTCCAAGATATGCCGATGCTATCGAAAGAGATATGGTTGATACATTACAATATTCGTATTTAAGACATACTTCAACTGATTTAAAATATGGTGAGTATCTAGGAGAACTTTACTCTGATAATAATGTAATGGACTGTGGGCAGTTTTCTTCACCAATATTTGATGCTGAAGTTAATCACTGCCATCCATTCTACTTTGAGTATATTAAACCACTAATTTACTCATTAGAAGATAAAGTTCCAGAATTTAGCATTACTGGTATCTGCAGAATCAAGTCTAATATTTTAACTAAACAGAACTTACCTGATACCCATTATAATATTCCACATCATGATGGTTCAGATAAATGTTATTCTATGATTTATTATACACAAGATAGTGATGGTGATACATTTTTATTTAATGAGTTCTTTACTATGGGTGAACCGCACCCAAATAAACTAACTGTTAATCAGAGAATAAAACCTAAAAAGAATCGTGCTGTCATATTCCAGTCGAACAGATATCACGCCTCTTCTAATCCAGTGATACATAAAGATAGAATCATATTAAATTTCGTGTTCGAAGCCTATGCAAATAATTGATAACTTTTTTCCAGAAGATAAATTCAAAGAATTACAAGATCTAATTCTTGGACCAGCCATGCCATGGTATTATATTCCAAATATATCTGTTCCAGATTGGTTAAAGGTAGAAGACCCACTAGCAGTAGAAACAGATGCCTTGCAGTGTTTACTGTTCGATCGTCCAAGAAATTATATTAGCGAAGAATATGGTATTCTTGAGGAGTATTTCTATAACATGATGATAAAGTTAGGATATCCGCAAGAAAACTTATTAAGGGTACGTGCTGCGATGAAATGGCCAAAGATTGGCGTTGGAGCAGAAACCTATAATATACCACATATCGATTCACCAGCAGCCCATAAAACTGCCATATTGTATTTAAATGATAGTGATGGTGATACAAGATTATTCCACCAGATACAAAAACCGATTAATTGCACTCCACTTTGTAAAGATTCTACAGAAGAAGAAAAGACTAATTATGCGAGCAACTTCACCCGTAGTGGGTTCACAATAGAGCATTCTATCCCACCAAAGGCTAATCGTTTACTTATATTTGATGGTATGCAGTATCATACTGCAGGGCATCCAGTGAATAGTAATAGAAGAGTTATCCTTAACATTAACATAGTAGATACAGGAAAATAAAATGACAGAAGAAATCAAACCAATGACATTCGCCGACAAGTGGCACGCAGAGAAACTTCTTAAGAAATCCAAGAAGAAGGCTCGTAAGCAACTTCAAGCAAGGGGATTGAGCAAAGGCGAAGCAACTAAGATGGTAAAACAGTCAGTGAACCGAATCGCAGCCCGACCAACAAGTCGAGGAGCCTCTCGAGGAGGGTAATACTTTCGTTTTCCAGAAATAACCCTACCAAGTGTAGGGTTTTCTCAATTTAGTTGTTGACATCTTGCATAGTTACTGTATAATAGAGTCATCTGCTTAGGAGAACGAATGAAATACGTGCTGATTACAAAGACTGGTCGAGTGATGTGTTTCTACGTTAAGGCTGTTGCCGAATTGTATCTCTCCATCAATGGTGGAGTTATTTGTTGTGAAGAAATCGAGGAAATGGTATGAAGTATCGTGTGATTGTTAATGGTGTGTCGTTCTATTCAACAGCTACTGCCATCAAACGTGGCGTGGGTGATTCTATCGCAGTAAATGCAGCTGTCCGTCTCTGTGCTGAAGAAATGGGCGACAGTCTTGGTTTGGGTAGAACATTTAACTTCTACGACAACAAAATGAACAAGTCGACTTTCGACGTACAAATTTCAAAGGTAACAAAATGATTCGCTGGATCGAGAACGTAAGTAAGGACGCTGTGCGTAATGGACACCACTTTGATGCTGGTCCAAACGCCATGCTGATCCAGATTGGAGACCCAGCGTCCACGTTCCCTACACCAAAGTTCCCATTCAAAGTGGTGTCCCGTCACTTTGAGTTCCTAGATGCCGAGAATGATGGTAGTTTCCCAGAAGAATGTCTCATCAGTGATGCAGACGCTCAGGAATTAGTCGACTTGCTCCAATACGCACTGGATAACTCAATGAACGTAGTCGTCCATTGTCACGCTGGTATCTGTCGTAGTGGTGCTGTGACCGAAGTGGCTACAATGATGGGCTTTACGGCTACTGAACGACTCCGAATCCCGAACATGCTTGTCAAGCACAAGATGATGAAGGTTCTGGGCTTGACTTACGACTCCGATGAGCCATCCCAAGTGGTGAACGGTGTCGTAACAACTGGTGGCATTGTAGTGCCTGTAGGAGACTGGGAATGAAGTGGTACGATTACTTAAAGTCAACCAAAAGTATTAGTTCTGGAGAGGATCTGGCTGACTCTATTGCCCTTATTGTCATCATGGGTTTAATCTGCGTGGTTGTCTTTCTCTAAGAACTGTGGTATAATAAAGTTACTGATTAGGAGAAGAGATTATGAGAAAAGGCGAAATGCTCGACAAAATGCTTAACATCGCTGTTAATGCACACCATGGTCAATTCGACAAGGGTGGAAATCCCTACATTCTCCATCCTCTAAAAGTGATGCACTACCTAAAGTCTGACGACGAAGAACTGATGTGTATGGCTCTTGGTCATGACGTGATTGAAGACACTGACGTTACTTACCAAGATCTACGTGACGCTGGCATCTCTGAGCGAGTTATCAAAGGTCTCCAGTGTCTCACAAAGCAACGTGGCCAGACTTACGAAGAGTACAAAGCTGCTGTGTTCTCCAGCGAAGACGCCATGCGTGTTAAGATGGCTGACTTGCGACACAATACCGATATCCGTCGGTTGAAGGGTGTGACTGAGAAAGACATCGCTCGAATCGCTAAGTACCAAATGTTCTATACTGAGATCAAAGATCGCTTGACTTGCAAGTGAGTTTAGAATAAGATATATAAACAAAGAGTCTGGTAGTCAGACTCTACAATGAATTCTTAGGAGCTAAGAAAATGAAATCAGGAATCTTCATCGGACGTTTTCAACCCGTCCACCAAGGACATGTCCACGCACTGGGCATTGCCGCTTCTCAAGTAGAGAAACTCTACATCCTCGTTGGTTCTGCGAATCAATGTCGATCAATCAAAAACCCTTGGACATTCCAAGAGCGTGTACAGATGTTGCGTAACAAATTGCGTACTGCAAATATCTCCAACTACGAAATTCTCCCACTAAACGACTATCGCTACTCAGATTCTCAATGGATGTCTGATGTGCGTGCCACTGTTGAACACTACGACATGGGTGTACCAACCTTGTTTGGACACATGAAAGAAGGTAACAACTATCTTACATGGTTCCCAGATTGGCCATTCAAGAGTATTGAGTCACAGTACAACGTGAACGCCACAGCTGTTCGCCAACGCATGTTCGATCTGAAAGATCCAGACATGCCATCAACTGTTCAAGACGACTACGCATTCTATCAGAAAGAGAAGGTAACTTTTGCTAACTACCCATTCCCTGAAACCCTTAACTTCAACTGCAGTGATGCGATACTCGAGTGCCAAGGTCACGTTCTTCTCATACAACGCAAATTTGCTCCAGGTCGTGGTGCATGGGCACTTCCAGGCGGTTTCCGCAACCAACGTGAAACATTCCTCGATTGTGCCATCCGTGAACTGATCGAAGAAACCAATGTTAGAGTTCCAGAGAAAGTTCTCCGTGGCTCTATCGTGAAGACTGAACTGTTCGACGATCCAAGTCGTTCATTCGGTATTCCCCGAAACACTATGGCTGTGTACATGAGAATCAACCCAAATCCTGATTTCTCGTTGCCACGTGCCAATGGTGCAGACGATGCTGCTTTGTGTAAGTGGGTGCCACTCACTGATGCACTGAATACAATTCAGATGTATGACGACCACAAAGACATCTTGTCAAAAGTAACTGGTGTTAACCCAATGCCAGCATTTTCAAAACTGTAAAGATTAGGAGCTAATCATGAAACTCGCAAAAAACCTTATCCTGAACACTGACTCGTACAAGACAAGCATGTTCAAACAATATCCTGCTGGCACAACTGGCGTTTATTCTTACATCGAATCTCGTGGTGGTCAATACGATCGTACATTGATGTTCGGTCTTCAAGCGTTCATTAAGGAGTATTTACTTGACCCCATCACACAAGCCGACATTGATGTTGCAGATGAGATTCTTACAGCCCACGGCGAACCATTTAATCGTGAGGGCTGGCAATACATCCTTGATAAGCACGAAGGTTACTTACCTTTGGTCATTCGTGCTGTACCTGAAGGCACTGTGGTGCCTGTCTCGAATGTTCTGGCGACTGTCGAAAACACAGACCCAGAATGTTTCTGGCTGACGACTTATCTGGAAACTGCAGTGCTCCGTGCCGTATGGTATGGTACAACTGTGGCAACCCAGTCTTATACAATCAAGCAAGTGATTGCTGAATACTTGGAGAAAACTGGTGACCCTACTGCTATTGATTTTAAGTTGCATGACTTTGGTGCTCGTGGTGTCTCTTCAATGGAGTCTGCGGGAATTGGTGGCGCTGCCCACTTGGTTAACTTTATGGGTTCCGACACTATTACTGGTGTACTGTACGCTCGTGAATATTACAATGCTGGCATCGCTGGCTTTTCAATTCCAGCTGCCGAACACAGTACTATCACTTCTTGGGGTCGTGAGGGTGAAGTAGATGCATACCGCAACATGCTGAAGCAATTCGGTCGTGAAGGTTCTATCCTTGCTGTTGTTAGTGATAGCTATGACATCTACAATGCTGCAGAGAAACTCTGGGGTGAAGAACTGCGTGACGAAGTGGTCGCTTCTGGTGCCACTGTCGTGATTCGTCCTGACTCTGGTGATCCTGTTGTAGTTAACCGTAAGCTGATTGAAATTTTAGGAGCAAAATTTGGATACACCACAAACGCCAAGGGTTTCAAAGTCCTTAACAATGTCCGACTTATCCAAGGGGATGGGGTCAATGAGTTGTCCATCCGTTCTATCCTTGGTGCATTCATGGCAATGGGATGGTCAGCTGACAACATTGCCTTCGGTATGGGCGGTGCTCTGCTCCAAATCGTCAACCGAGACACTCAACGATTCGCCATGAAGTGTTCGTCTATCCAGATCAATGGCGTGTGGCAGGATGTTGTAAAAGACCCTGTAACCGACTCTGGAAAGCGTTCTAAAGGTGGTCGTGTTAAACTTTGGACCAACTCAGGAGGCGAGTTCGCTTCTGGTGTGACTGCTCCAACTGGTTGGTCAGACAAGGGTGTAGGAGGTTGGACAGAGGCTATGAAGACCGTCTACATGAATGGTGCACTGTTCAACGAAATTGACTTTGCAACGGTTCGAGCCAACACTAAAAAGTAAACTTAAAGTTTACTTAGAAAGACCCCACACTAAGTGGGGTCTTTCAATTTAGTTGTTGACACTTTTGCAGATCCACTGTATAATAACTACAGTTGATTAGGAAAGAAAGACCCAAATGTATACGTTCCACCCTCTCGCACTCATTCCAGTTGATCACACAGGCTTTGGTATTGTAGTTACTTTCTGCATAATTGCCCTGATCATTTGCTTGTTCGTTGAGCGTGAATCGTTCTTTGTTTACTTCTTTTTTGCTGTGGTCGTTGCAGGTTTTGCCTACGGTGTGAGTTATCACTGGACTAACCAAACTCCAAAGACCTTTGCTAACGAGAAAGTCACAGCTGAGTTCCAAGGATATCAGCCCGAAGGCTACAACGAATCACGCACTTCTGGTAAGAGCACACGTAGAGTTGATGTTCACATGATGTACGTGGTCTACACAGTAAACGGCAACCCAGTGATCCTCCCTGCTCAGACTGGTCAAGTTTATCCAAAATCTGCTATCTTGTACAAGAACTAAGGAGTTATCATGAGCTATAACACTGCTGAAGAAGCTATCCAAGCTGGCATTGATGCTGGTGGTGTGGATGAGTTTGAAGGTCAAAACTGTATGGACTACGATGAAGACGTAGTCTGCGATGGTTGGGATGGAGTGGATCGTCGTTGTGACTGTGGTAATCGTCGTGTCAGCTGGGAAACTGGTCAATACGATAATGGTAAATTCTATGCCTACGGTGTGGCTTACTAATGACTCTCTTTAGTTTAATTTCACGGCAGGGTAATAAGTGCTATTACTGTAACTGCGAAATGAACCAGACTAATAAGTCTCCAAGCCAAGCGACAATTGAACACTTGGTTGATAAATGGTCTAGCCCGAAACACCATAAGATCGAATGTTCGTCTAACCTAGTCGCTGCATGTTATCAGTGTAACAATAGTCGTGGTGCTGTTCGTAACCGAATCGCCCGTGCCTATTACAAGACACAAGCTGCCAAGAAAAGTATGAAACTTGCGGTGGCGTCTACATCAAGTAGACAATTGTATTCGTTGTTTGGTCCAGTACCACAAAACTTATTTGTTATGAAGGAAATTGAAAATGCGTAAACTTGCTAAAATTGTTCGAATTGATGAACTGAACCCCATCGAAGGTGCAGATGCCATTGAGTGTGCCGTTGTCGGTGGTTGGAAGGTAGTGGCTCAGAAGGGTCTCTATAATGTCGGCGACTTGGCTGTGTACTTCGAGATCGACTCTTGGATCCCGACTGAACTTGCTCCATTCCTGTCTAAAGGTAAAGAGCCTCGTGAGTTTGAAGGTGTTAAGGGTGAACGTCTAAAGACTATCAAGCTGCGTGGCCAATTGTCTCAGGGTTTGCTGATGCCTCTGCGTGAGATCAAAACAGATTTTCAGATGGATGCCTTCGTTGAAGGTGATGACCTGACTGAAATTCTTGGCATCAAGAAGTGGGAAAAGCCATTGAACGCACAACTTGCTGGTGTGTGTAAAGGTAACTTTCCTTCTCTGATTCCAAAGACTGATCAAGAACGTGCTCAAAACCTAAAGAAAGAAATTGTTGCTGCGAACGAGGCTGGTTTGAAGTTCGAAATCACTGAGAAGCTGGAAGGATCTTCAATGACTGTGTACCAGATCAAGGGTGAGTTCGGTGTCTGCTCTCGTAACATGGATCTGAAAGAAACCGAAGGTAACTCTTTCTGGGCTACTGCTCGCAAGGAAGGTATCCAAGAAAAGATGATGGCTGTCGATGAGTTCTGGGACTTTGCTATCCAAGGCGAATTGATTGGACCAGGAATTCAAGGCAACATCTACAATCTCAAGGAATGCGAGTTCCGTGTGTTTGATGTGTACAACATCCGTGCTGGTGAATACCTGCTGCCACAAGACCGTCGTCGTCTGATCGAGCAGATGGGACTGAAGCATGTGCCTGTTCTTGCATACACTGCTGATATGTACGACACTCTTGGTCTGACTGATATTCCACAACTGCTTGCATTCGCTGAAGGTAAGTCTCTGCTTGGTGATACTGAGCGTGAAGGTATCGTATTCAAGCAAGTCGATGGTGGTATGAGCTTCAAAGCGATATCAAATTCTTACCTGTGCAATCAGAAAGATTAAGGATATCTTGCTAGTGAATTTACCGAAACTTCTTTTCTGTCTGATAATCTACAGCATCGAAGTTTTGGTACCTTTAACTTGTCTTTATGTTCTTGTGATTTCGGTTTATCTGACAGAGCCTCTTTGATTTTCTGTTTGTGTTCTTCTGTCTTATGTGTAGCATAGAACGGATGATCGTCAGTTAGAAAATTTCGACCACGCATCTTTTCAGAATGTTCTGGTCTTTTTATTCCAGTTAATCTTTCGGTCTGTTCTTGTTTTCTTTGTTCCGTCCAACTTGATGTCTGATTTTTAACC